GTAGCCGAACTTAGCATACGCATCCGCAGGACCCATGCTGGTCACCTGGTCCCAGAACAGCATGCCGGGCTCGCTGCAGTCACGCATCGCAGCGACGATGTTGTTCCAGACCTCACGAGCATCGACCCACTGCTCGACCACGTACTCACCGGGCTTAGCATTGACCGGGAAGCGTTGGTGGTACTTTTCGCCGTTCTTAACGGCCTCCATGAACTCGTTGGTCACTCGGATCGAGACGTTAGCGCCTGTCACCTTCTTGGTGTCACGTTTGATGTTAGCAAACGTCAGGACCTCAGGGTGGTGTACGCTGATGGTCAGCATCAAGGCGCCGCGGCGGCCGCCTTGGGCCACCTCGCGGCACGTGTTGCTGTAGCGTTCCATGAAGACGCCGATGCCGTCAGTAGTACGAGCAGCGTTTGCTGCAGGCAACCCTTTGGGCCGAATGGTCGATAGGTCGAAGCCGACGCCGCCGCGGCGCTTCATGATCTGGACCTCTTCCTGGTCCGTCTTCATGATGCCGCCGTACGAGTCGTACGGTGATTCAATGACAAAGCAGTTGCTGAGCGACTGGATCTGATACGGGTTGCCGATAGCAGACATCGGTCCGCCTTGCGGAACGACCTCCCACGCGTGAAGATATTCGTAGATCTCGTCTTCTGTCAGGGGATTCGGATACTTGGCCTCGATCCGTGCAAACTCTCGCGCGAGGCGGCGATGCATGTCTGCGGGCGTTGCCTCGTAGATGGTGCCATGCAGGTCTTGCAACGCGTACTTGCCAGCAAACACGTCCGCCGCAAGTTCATCTCCAGCAAAATAAGCAAGCGAGGCAGCACGTGCCTCATCGTAGGTGTACGACCTCATCAAACGTCTCTCTCCTGGCTCACCAGGTGGCATTTCGTTGAATGGGACAGCGCTGGTCCCGCAGACACGTTGAGCGTTTCATAACTATTCCGGCTTTGCTTCGGGTTCAGAACCACCCAAAGGTTGCCGATTGAACAGCCCTTCGTTCTTGACTTCACGCCACTTCTCGCGGATCGCTTTCTTCATCTCTGACTCATCGTCACGTTGGGCATCTTCAAGGCCGGCGGCCTTGCCAACGATAGCGAACTTGCTCCGCGCAGTGTCGATCATGATGGGGTATTGTAGGCCATCGCGTCCGGCTCGGTTCTTAGCGACGTACAACCTTCCATAGCCAGATGATTTTTCGTGGCTCTTACGTGAGATGCTGAGGACCACGTCAGCGACCATAGCCTTGCCGTATGCCTCGCTCATGTTGCTGAGGTCAACGATCTCCTGGTTCGACCCTTCCTTGTTGGACTGCGAGGCCGTCCAGATCGGGATCTTCTTCTCCATCGCGAAGGCACGCAGCTCTTCGTAGATCAGCTTCAGTTCATGCCGAAGCGAATCGTACTGGCGCGTGGACCGCATGATGTCAGCATAGTCGATAACGATCATCCCTGGGCGGAAGCCCTTGATGTCAAGACGCTCGATATGGGCACGGAGCGTGTAGATGCTGGCCGTGTTGGTCGGGAACTCTTTGATGATGAGCCGGCCGAGCTTCATGCCCTTGTACGCCTCGAGGACCTTCTCCTTGTTGTCGATCACGAGGTTCGAGTCAAGGTCACAGAGGTTCGAGTCGTAACGGAGCCCGACCGCAGCTTCAGTGAGCTCCATTGTGTAGTGAAGCACATCGACGCCGTTACGAAGCGCATTAGAGCCCAACATAGTGAGCATGTGGCTCTTGCCGACCCCGGTCGGGGCCACGATGACGCCAATCTCGCCGGCACCCAGACCGCCGTTCAGAATATCTTTCCGGTCTAGTTCATCCAGTCCAGTTGCAATGGCATTGCGTTGCAATCGGGTGAACCGTGACTCATAGTCTGTAAAGAAATCGTGTCCAAGAGCGGGCGTGGTGCCGACGACCACAGCCTTCTTGATGCTCTCTACGATCTGCTCATACTTTTCTGCCTGCATCTGATCGACAGCATCAGTCAAGGCCTGCTTTAAGGCCTGCTTGCGACAGAAGTCGAGCGCTTTTTCCTTGACGTACTGCAGGTCGCCCGGATCGGGGTTTGCACGCATGCGGGTCAGGTACTCGATGATCTGCTCTCGCAAGATAGCATCGGTTCCCACCTTCAGCTCATCGCGGATAATGGTGACTAGCAACTGCAACGTAGGGAAGACCTTGTACTTCTTGGCGTGACCAAAGTAGCGCTCTGAGAGGAACTGCAGGTACTTGAGCTCAAAGTACGACGTATCGAAGACTTCCAACATCTGTTCAGCCCATGGACGGTCTGACAGAAGAGCTTGCATGATCTTCTCTTGGAACGACTTGCCATACTGGCCAAACGAAGCCTTTTGGCCGTCGGCTAGGTTAGCAACCTTCGATGCTACTGAATCAGTCATCAAGTTTCTCCGGTTTTGACCTGCATGTTGTCAATGCAGTGAAATGAGTAAAAGAAGTCCTCTGTGTCAAAGTCATTGACGCCCTCTTTGACCAGGAGCTTCACTAGCTTGACCCGATCAGAACGCGGAACGAACTCCTTGACACGGCTGTCTACTGCGGCCTGCTGGTGGGCAGGTACCATGCTCCCGTCAAGGTACACCAGCCGCCAGTTACGCTTCACATCTGCCTGATTTTCGATGATCCGCTTGTAGATCCGAGACTCATCTTCGTGGGCATTTGCGTAGTCTAGCACGTCCTGAAGGAGGACGTCTTCTTCAAGACCCAAGAACGGGAACAGCTTGGCCACTGTACGGAACCCCACGCCTTTGATTCCAGGGACGTTGTCGCCCGGATCGCCGCAAAGGGCCTTCGCTAGGGCGAAGTGCTTGGCTTGCACGCGGAACTCTTCCATGACGGTCTCCTTCGAAAGGATGACCTTCTTCTGCAGGCTGTAGATCCGGGTCTGGTCGTCAAGGAGTTGGTACAAATCCTTGTCCGATGACACTATGACCTTATCTAGGTTCCGCATCGGGCCGCGGCATAGGTAGGCGACCAGGTCGTCACCCTCACAGTCCGAGGCATACAGTTGACAGACCGGCGCGCAACGAAGCATGTGAAGCAAGGCCTCGACCTGGTGCTTCCTGTTCTCCTCCGTGTCAGGGATGTCATCTTCGTAGAACCGGTTTAGCTTCCCGGGCGCCCTGTTCAGCTTGTATTCTGCCAGCAAGGATCTGCGACGTTGCGAACCACCGCCTTCCCAACACACGTAAACTGCTCGCGGCTGAACCTCAAAAACGATCCGCTTCAGAGTCTTAAGGAAGCCGATGCAGCCTCCCATCTGGTAACCGTGCGACGACATCGTGGGGTACGCACAGTAACTGCGTACGAAGAGGTTCATCGCGTCAACGATTAGTACGGGACGCGTTTCAGACATGGAGATAAGGGTACTCCAGCTGTCGGATGCAGTACACGCTCCTACTTAACACATGACTCCCAGCCTGCTCCGTGAGTACGTGACCCTGGTCTTAGAGAAGATCCGGACCAAGAAAGGTCAAAAGGGCCTCATGGGCAACAAGTTTGAGATCTCAAAGTTCAAGTCGCTGGACAACTACCACGCTGCTTTGGCTTATGCGCAGAAGTTCCTGCAGCTGATGGGTCAAGGATCGTCGCGTGCTGCCTTTTTGCTCTCCGGCAAGTACGTCGTTAAGGTCGCCTTGAACGATAAGGGCGTCGATCAGAACAGGGCAGAAGTCAGCGTCTACACCAACCCAGCGTCACAGCCCGTCGTTGCAAAGGTCTTCCAGGCACATCCAAAATACCTGTGGGTCATTTCTGAAGTCGTTCGACCGCTTCAAAACACTCAAGAGTTCGAGACATTGACGGGAGTCGATTGGGAAACCTTCAGCGAATACGTCAACGACGGCATTAGCAACAAGAAGCTTGATCCGGGCGCTCCCAAGTTCATTCGCTCAATAATCAAAACGGCACTAAGCAACGAGCTTCTCAGAGGTGATCTTGCGCAGCAAGACTTTTCACACTCAGCGCAGGAAGACGTTCTGAGTCACTACGGAAAGACTGGTGATGGCAGGCTCGTTCTGTTAGACTACGGTTTCACACACGAAGTGTGGTCGACACACTACAAGAAGCAACAAGATGCGCTACGCGGGAAGACCTCAGCTTCCCAAGACCGGACGCAAAACAACGTTAGCAAAGACACCGACGTTGACGCTACTGCTAAGACAGAACCGGCGCACGGCGCATCAAAAGCAAAGGGTTCCGCTAAGACGAAGAAAGACGCCCCGTCGCCAGCACGTCCGCAGACTGATCCAAATGCTGTAAAGACTGCGGCACCAGCCCGCAAAAAAGCGGCTGGTGCCGAAGACGACGATGCAGAAAAGACCCGACGCTAAGCGACGGACGGATCGTCTGATTGCTTCTTTGAAGCCTTGGTCGGAGTCTTGATGACTGCGATGAGCTCAGCCAACAGCTGAGGAGCCGGCTTCTTCAGATCTTCATCGTCAAGGTTGAAGCGTTGAAACGTGTCACCCTGCATCAAGGTCAACACCAGCGTGTCGCCCTCCAACGTCAAGTTGTGACGCTGGTGCGGCCGCGGCGAAGGAAACCGCCGGCGACATAGGTCGAGGAACTCTTTAGCGTTCTTCATCACTTTCTCCCTGTCGAACCGAAGCCTCCTGATCCTCGGTCCGTCTCACTGAGCTCATCAACTACTTGGAACTCGGCCTGCGCGACCGGTGCAAACACCAGTTGTGCAATCCGATCACCCACCTCTAGCTCACAATGGAACTTTGAGGTATTGAACAT